CGTAGACAACAAGAAGTTCTCTCTAGCAGTTGTCGAATACGTAGAAACAGTAAATGAAGCTAGAGAAGCTGATAGTGAAATACCTAAGGTAACAGATTACATCGCAACCTGCTTTATGAAAATATCCGAAGGCCTGTCTCACAGACCGAACTTTGTTCGGTATACTTATCGTGAAGAGATGGTAATGGATGCGGTTGAGAATTGTCTAAGAGCTATCGGCAACTACAATATTGAAACAGCTACACGTACCGGCCGACCTAACGCATTCTCTTACTTTACTCAGATTTGCTACTTTGCCTTTATCCGTAGAATCACAAAGGAAAAGAAACAACAAGATATTAAGTTTCGATTCATTGAACGCATGGGTGTAGAAGACTTTGTTGCTATGGGTATGGATAACGAAGGCGCTGCAGCAACTCAAGCATATGTTGATACTCTTAGGGAAAGAATCTCTCAGGTTAAGACCAAAGATGCAGCTATTAAAGAATTTGCTAAGGTAGAGAAAGCACAAGCAGAAAAACTAGAACTATTTATGGTGTAATATGAAAGTAGCTATTTTAAATGATACTCATTGTGGTGTTAGAAACTCGTCGGACATATTCTTAAAGTATCAGGAAAGATTCTATGAAGAGGTATTCTTTCCTTATCTAAAAGAACACGACATTAAGAATATTTTACATTTAGGAGATTACTATGAGCACAGGAAATTCGTCAATTTTAAAGCTCTCAATCAAAATCGCAAACATTTTCTTGAACCTATGCGGAATGCTGGTATTACTATGGATATCATCCCTGGTAACCATGATGTGTATTTCAAAAATACTAACGAGTTGTGTAGCCTCAAAGAACTGCTCGGCTATTTTACTTCAAATGTCAACATACATATGGAGCCTACAGTAATTGATTATGATGGATTAGGTGTTGCAGTAATCCCTTGGATCAATAACGCTAACTATAGAGAATACGTAGACTTTGCTATGAACTGTGAAGCTTCTATTCTTGGCGCTCATTTAGAACTAAAAGGTTTTGATATGATGGCAGGTATACCAAATCCACACGGTATGAATGCTGATATCTTTAATCGCTTTGAAATGGTACTCTCTGGTCATTTCCATACTAAATCACACCAAGAGAACGTACATTATCTAGGTAGTCAGATGGAATTTACTTGGGCAGATGTAGATGATCCAAAGTACTTCCATATTTTGGATACAGAAACTCGTGAGATTACTCCAGTGCGTAATCCAATCACCATGTTCAAAAAAATCATTTATGACGATAAGACAACAGATTACAGCAAAGTTGACGTCTCTCAGTATGAGCAAAAGTTCATTAAACTTATCGTTATAAATAAAAATGACTTGTATATGTTTGACCAGTTCGTCGATCGTCTACAAAGCATTGAAACATATGAACTTAAGATTGCAGAGTCGTTTGAAGAATATCTAGGTGAAAGCGTAGAAGATGAAAAGGTCTCACTAGAAGATACCACCACTCTACTTGATTCTTATGTTGAAGCAGTCGAAACAGATCTAGATAAAGATCACTTGAAGATTGAATTAAGAAAACTATATACTGAAGCACAAAACCTTGAGGTTGTATGATACATTTTAAATCATGTAAGTGGAAAAACTTTCTATCCACGGGCACTGACCCAATTGAAATTAAGTTAGATAAATCACCGACGACTCTTATCGTAGGTCAAAATGGAGCTGGTAAATCTACTCTACTAGATGCTTTATCATTTGGTCTATTTGGTAAACCGCATCGCGATATTGGTAAGAACCAGCTTATTAATAGTATCAATAAGAAAGGTACCGAAGTTGAAGTAGAGTTTGATATTGGTAACTCACAGTTTAAGATTGTACGTGGTATTAAGCCAAGTAAGTTTGAGATATGGCAGAACGGCAATCAAATTAATCAAGCATCTAATGCTAGAGATTTCCAAAAGTTCTTAGAAACAAACATTCTTAAACTAAACCACAAGAGTTTCCACCAAGTAGTTGTACTAGGTAGTAGTTCATTCATTCCCTTTATGCAACTACCTGCTTGGTCTCGTAGAGCTGTTATTGAAGATCTGTTGGATATCAATATCTTTAGTAAAATGAATGCGTTGCTAAAAGAACGTAACTCTAAGATTAAAGACGAACTTACGGATATCAATCACAATATTGATATTCTAAATACTCGTATGGAATCGCAAAGTAAGTACATCAAGAGTTTAGAATCTCTTAATAAAGAACAGATCGAAGGTAAGAGAGAATCTATTGAAGCATATAAGCAATCAATAGACGAGACCTTTAAAGAATCCCAAGGCCTGGGTAAGAATCTGACGACTCTTATCGGCCAGGAGGAAAAGAATCACAAAACCTTTATGGAACGTATGACCGAAGTTCGGTCTGCTGAGAAAGGGTTGAATGATAGCATAAAGTCTCTTGTCAAAGAGGCTAGGTTTTACGAGGATAACGACAATTGTCCTACATGCGACCAAGAAATTGATGCAACGATAAAGTCTGATAAATTATCTAGCATCAAAACGTCTGCAGCCGATGTCCAACAAACTCTTCTAAATTTATCACGGGAGGTGACAACCACTGAGAAAGAGGGTCAACAGATATCTAACAATCTGAACCAACTGAGACAACGGCAACAGAAGATTAATTCCAATAACGAGAAGATCTCTTTGCTACAACAAGAGATTGACAAAGTTCAAAAGGACATTAATCAGTTAACATCTCAAACTGGAGACACCAGTAAAGCTAAAACGGAGCTGTCAGGGTACCGACAATCTAAACAAGCCATTACTGAGAAGAAGCTAGAATATGTAGAAGAACGAACCTATAACGAAGTTATTGGCGAGATGCTGAAGGATACTGGTATCAAAACGAAAGTAATCAAGCAATATCTTCCGGTTATGAATAGGCTAATCAATAACTATCTGCAGATTTTAGACTTCTTTGTTGCTTTCCATTTAGATGAAAGCTTTAATGAGACAATTAGATCACGCCATAGAGATTCATTTAATTACGCATCATTCTCTGAAGGTGAAAAGCAACGTATCGATCTAGCGCTACTATTCACCTGGCGCCAGGTTGCTAAAATGAAGAACTCTGCTGCTACAAATTTATTGATATTAGATGAAACTTTTGATAGTAGTTTGGACAATGACGGTATAGATAATCTAACAAAGATTTTACAAACGCTTGAAGGCGGAACTAATGTCTTTATTATATCCCATAAGGGTGATATTCTAGAAAATAAATTTAGATCCAAGATTGAGTTCTTTAAGTCAAAGAACTTTTCAAAGATTGCTTAACAAAAGGAAACAAAAAAATGTCAAAAGAAACACCAGATTTTATTGAAGTTATAGATGACGCTATAGATCCAGAAGTAGCTAAAATCGCAATAGAAGAATTTGAAAAAGTCGGAGAACTAGGTGTAATCATAAATCGCCAAGATAAAGAAGGATCTTATAGCGGCGATAAAGACGATCATTCTCTTAATTACTTCGAAAACGTATTGATGGGAAATCTTAGCGGTAAAACGATGCAGCACATGATGGAGCAAATAACATTAAATGTTGAAGCTTACATTAATAAGTATAGTACTGGCTTTTTTGGTCGTAAGGGCTTTGAAGGTGAATCATTAATAGTTCATGAAGGTGCTAACTTACAAGTAACACGGCCAGGTCAAGGATATCACGTATGGCATTGCGAAAATAACGGAGGCGCTACCGGTGCCCGTTGTATATCGTGGTTGCTATACTTAAATGATATTGAAGATGGTGGAGAAACAGAATTTATCCACTATGGAAAGAGAATTAAACCAAAGGCTGGCCGGTTAGTATTATTTCCGGCTGGATTTACTCATACTCATCGTGGAAATCCTCCATTAGAAGAAGCTAAATATATTGGTGCTGGCTGGATTAAGTATAAAGACGGACTTTCATACTAACGATGAAATTCAAAGACTATGATTTTTTTATTACCGAAGATGGGATTGAATTTGACGATGAGCTGTGTATTAAAGATATGCAGCTTAGCGTTGGAGAAACTTTTGTGGTAACGCGTGATCCAGATGGTCGTGTCATTTTGCGTAGATACGAAAAGGTAGCGAATAAACATGCATACGGACCCAGCTAGCTTCAAGCCTTATAACTTTTAGTTATACATATATTCACAAATGGTATAAGAAATTATGCCATTTTTGTGTACCTGCATGCTTCTTTGTGATATAATAGTACCATATTAAAGGAGAAGTTATGATTCAGTATCAAAATTCAATGCTACCTAAGCTACTGGCTAAAGAGAATATTACTATTCAGCACGGTAACTATCAGACTGCTTGGTTCGATATTAAGAACAGATCACTTGGTCTTCCATTATGGAAGGATATGAGCAAAGACGAATACGATCTTCTAGTTGGCCACGAAGTTGGTCATGCGCTTGAAACTCCATACGAAGGTTGGCACGATAGCAAAGAAAAACTAGAAGGTTGTCCTCGTTCATACATCAACGTTATCGAAGATGCTCGTATTGAAAGAAAAATCCAAAGTCGTTACCCTGGCCTAGTTGGTTGTTTCTCACGTGGTTACAAGAAGTTATTCGATAAAGGCTTCTTTGGCGATATCTCACAATATGATTGGAACGAAATCAAGCTAATTGATAAGATTAATCTAAAAGCTAAGATCGGTCCACTGCTAAATGTTCCATTCAGTAAGGAAGAAAAAGTATACTTTGATCGTGCTATCACAACCGATACATTCGAAGAAGTAGTAGAATTGGTACGTGATATTCTTGCTTATACCAAAGAAAATGAGCCAGAGCTATTGGATACCCCAGAACAAGAAGCTGTTCAGGAAGAAACTACTCAAGAAGAAACAAACGTAGAAGTAGAAGCTACTGACGAAGAGCTAGAAGAATTATTTGGCGAATCACCTAAGGTATCAGATAAGGATGCAGAAGAAGGTGAAGAGGAAGAAGCAGAAAGCTCTGCAGGTGACGATGAGTCGTCAGACGAAGATGATTCAGAATCTACCAATGAAGCATCACCTACACCAGAGTATGATGAAGATACTTCCATTACAGACCAGATGTTCAGAAGTAAAGAAGGCGAGCTACTTGACTCAGACGATCAAGGTAAACAACCATTAGTCATTAGCCAATTTGATAAAACTCTTGCAAAACACGCTATAATTGATTTCCCTGAGTTGATGGACCAACGTGCAGAAACTGTAAGTGAAAGCAAGTACTATATGGATATGATGGAAAGGTGGAATAACCCAAAGTGGGGATTCAACAAATACATTAAAGAAACTAAGAAATCAGTACAAGTTGCGGTACGAGAGTTCGAGATGCGTAAAGCTGCATATCAATACTCTAGAGCTACTACAGCTAAAACCGGTTCTATTGACGTAAATAAACTTTGGTCATACAGAACCAACGACGATATTTTCCTAAAGCAAACTAAGTTGGCTGATGCTAAAGATCATGGAATGCTTTTATTAATTGATTACTCTGGCTCGATGTCAGGTTCAATGAAGCAAGTAATGGAACAGGTGATTCACACTGTCCTATTCTGTAAAGCTGTAGCAATTCCATTTGAGGTTTATGGATTTACTTCAACAAATAAGAAGTTTGATGCGATATGGCACAGAGAAAATCCACTGCATGTACCACCGGGCCACGTAGATTTAGATGGTGTATGTGTTACACAGTTGATTCACTCAAGACTAAAGAAAGCAGAGTTTGAAGGCGCACTTAAATGGTTATATGCTAGAACAAAGTCTACTCACTGGGACGATACTCCAAAGGGTAATGCTGAAGACTGGGGTTCAACTCCTTTGAATCAAGCACTTATGGTATTTGATACAGTGATTAAAAGATTCAAATCTAAGCATGCAGTACAAAAGTTAAATTTCATAACCTTTACTGACGGAGATGCTAACAGACTTCAGTGTCACGGCCATTACGACACTGATGCAGATCTTACAAGTACTAATCGTGAGATCAAAATTAATGTTGGTGGCGTATGGGCAGAGTCAAAAGATAATCGTCCAAAGAATATTACCACATCTATTCTAAAAGCATTAAAGAAGAAGCACGGAACTAACAATATCGGATTCTTTATGGCAGACGATAACCGTGAGTGGAAGTGGAGACTAAACGCGCTATCATTCGAAACTGGATCATACAATTATAACTCAGAGCAAGCTAGAAAGATGTACAACAAAGAATACAAAAAGAACAAATGTGTTAACGTTCAAAATGTATTTGGTTACGATGAGTACTATATGGTGAAAGGCGGTGAAAATCTTTCCACTGATGCTGATGACTTTGAGGTTGATCATAACGCTACGGATAAAGCTATCGGTACAGCTTTCAAGAAGTACTCACAAAGCAAGAAAACAAACAGAGTGCTACTAACTAAATTCGGAAAAGCAGTAGCATAAAAAGTTATAAGGATATAACAAACTATTATAAAGAAATTGTGTACAATATGCTCAAAGCATGTTATAATAGTACCATAAATTAATCAGGAACCCTTTATTATGAGTCAATTGAATATTTCCACACAAAACATTGTCAAAGAGTTGGCAAAGCTATATCCTGATACTACCAAGTTCAAGAAGAAAGTAATTGTTGAAGTTGGTCAGTCGTTAGGATATAAGCGATCAGATTGGAGTGCACTGTTAGATTCTGAGAACCGAGTAGCAACTGGTACTTACGATCTAAGTGCAATGATTATACCAATGCGAGAGACTTTTTCGAAAGAAGAAGCTAAACTATCAATGCAGTCAATTGTAAACGATGAAACAACCATTGCTCAAATTGATCCAACATTTGTTCCCTGGGGTTCATTCAGTGATATTGGTAAGATTATCAAATCACAGATGTTCTACCCTGTGTACATCTCTGGTCTATCTGGTAATGGTAAAACATTCATGGTTGAGCAAGCAGCTGCAAAAGCAAAGAGGGAATTCATACGTGTACAAATTAATCCAGAGACAGATGAAGACGATTTACTTGGCGGCTTCCGACTCATCAATGGAGAGACTGTCTTCTCTAAAGGACCAGTTCTTAAAGCTATGGAGAACGGTGCAATTCTACTACTCGATGAAATCGATAGAGCTACAAATAAAATTATGTGCTTGCAAGGTATACTTGAAGGCAAGCCTGTACTCATTAAGAAAACAGGTGAAACGATATCTCCAGCACCTGGATTCAATGTTATAGCAACCGCTAACACAAAAGGTAAAGGTTCTGAAGATGGCCGTTTCGTAGCTGCTTCTATCATCGATGACGCTTTCCTTGAGCGATTCACTGTAGCAATTGATCAACAGTTCCCATCAGCTAAGACTGAGAAAAAGATTGTAATTAAGCATATGGAAAAGTTTGGCTTAGCTGATGAAACATTTGCTGATAAACTAGTTACATGGGCTGACATCATTCGTAAAACATTCTATGATGATGGCGTAGACGAAGTAATCTCAACTCGTCGTTTGTGTCACATTGTACAAACATACTCGATCTTTGAAGAAAAACTCAAAGCAATTGAGTTGTGTATAGCACGATTCGACGATGATACTAAAGCAGCATTCCTAGATCTTTACACTAAGGTTGACGATGGAACACAAGCAGAGTATCAATCAGACGAAGAATTATTAGCAGAACAGGTAGGATTCTAATGAAGAAAAAAGATTTTGATTTAATGGGGCCAGATTATAAGTTTAATGAAGGCCTACTCATCGAAGAGTTTCAAGACTATATAGACTCTACCTACGAAGGGCATTACTGCAAAGGTGGATTCCAATCCTCCGAAGTAATAGTCGATCGTGGCCATGGTCTTGGTTTTTTCCTAGGTAACGTAGATAAGTACAATGCTCGTTATGGAAAGAAAGGTGATCCTAGCGATCATCGGAAAGACTTAATGAAGGTATTGCATTATGCTTTACTTGCGTTAAATGAACACGATCGTATTACAGATAATAGCAAATAACTGTGTACAAACGTGTTAAATTGTGATATAATATACTATATTTTAAAAATGGAGAAATGCAATGCAATTAAGTGAAGAGACTCTATCCATTCTTTCTAACTTTGCTTCGGTTAATCCGAACATCGTTTTAAAGCCTGGTCAAGAGTTAAAAACTATTTCCGAAGCTAAGAATATTCTTGCTACAGCTTCGGTCGTAGAAGATTTTCCACATGACGTGGGTATATACGATTTGAATGAGTTCTTATCTGTACTCGGTCTTGTAGAAAATTCATCGTTAGAGTTTGACAGTAAGTCTGTAGATGTAAAAGGCACTGGTGCCAAAGTAAAATACTACTCAGCTGAACCGTCTATTCTAACAACCCCTGAAAAAGATATCACCATGCCATCTGCTGAAGTTAATGTTGAATTGACCTCAGAAAAGTTACAAAAAGCTAAAAAGGCTGCAGCTGTTCTAGGACATCTCGATCTTGCTTTTGTTGGAGATGCTGATGGTGTTACACTAAAGATATTTGATGCTAAGGATCCTAGTGCTAACACATTCGAGCTATCTCTTGGTGCAAATGAATCAGGGCAAACATTTAGTTTCATAATGAATATTTCTAATTTGAAATTACTTGATGGCGACTATGATGTACAAATTTCATCAAAACTAATCTCTAAGTGGATTAACAAGTCAAAACCTGTGACTTATTACATTGCTTTAGAGAAAAGTTCAACCTTTGGTGTATAAATAAACATGCAAACAAGTTCTCATAATACTATGAGGATAATATTGGAAATGCCGATAGTCGGGTTTCCATCAATTAGTCTACTTTGAAAACGGAGAAAAGATATGACTGAAGAAGTAACAGCACCTGAAGGTGTAGAAGAAGCCGCAGAAGTTAACCTAAGCCTAGGTGATATTGGTGCAATTGTAAGTATTATTGACATCTGTTCAAAGCGAGGAGCTTTCGAAGGCTCTGAACTAGAAACAGTAGGTGGATTGCGCAATCGCATTAGTGCGTTCTTGGCGCAAGCAGCACCTCAAGCTGAAGAAGAAGAAGCAGAAGCAGATCCTGAAGGCCGCGAACAACCTGAAGACGAAGCTTAAGAAACACGGGGGCGTAAAAACCCCCACATTTTTATTATGAAGGATACATTATGCAAGCAACTGAACTCAAGGCTCTCATCTCAGCCTTACAAAATGGGATAGTAAACGTAACATTCAAAAAAATTGACACTGAAGAAATTCGTGTTATGGAATCCACACTAAAAACAAGCATCCTAGAAGAAAATGGTATTACTGCCACTGTCGACAATGTGTCACCTGAATCAGACCATGTTGCCGTATGGTGTCTAGACAAAGACGCATGGAGATCATTCCGTGTTAATACCGTAGTCAACTGGGAGGTCGTGTAGTGGAAGAATATTTGTGGGTTGAGAAGTATCGACCAAAAACGGTAGACGATGCTATTCTACCAAAGCATCTCAAGAAGACATTCAAAGAGATTCTAAAAACTGGTGAGATACCAAATTTACTTTTTACTGGCACCGCGGGTGTTGGTAAAACTACTATTGCTAAAGCATTATGCAACGAGCTAGGATTAGATTATCTACTCGTGAATGGATCGGAAGAGGGTAACATTGATACTCTTCGTAACAAGATCAAACACTTTGCATCAACAGTATCTTTGCAGGGTGGCTACAAAGTTGTAATCCTAGACGAGGCCGACTATCTAAATCCGCAGTCGACTCAACCTGCATTACGTGGATTCATTGAAGAGTTTAGCAACAACTGTCGATTTATCATGACATGTAACTTTAAGAATCGCATTATTGAACCTCTACATTCTCGATGTTCTGTTGTAGAGTTTAATATCGCTAAGAAAGATATGCCAGATCTATGTGGCTCGTTCATGAAACGTGTAGGAACAATCCTTGATGGCGAAAACGTAGAATATGATCAAGCAGTGATTGCAGAATTGATCATGAAGCATATGCCAGATTGGCGACGAGTTCTTAACGAATTGCAACGATACTCCGTCTCTGGTAAGATTGACACAGGCATCCTAGTATCGCTATCCGAAGTTTCCATTGGTAATCTTATGAGTGCGATGAAGGATAAAAACTTTAAAAAGATGCGACAATGGGTAACCGATAATATCGACCAAGAACCTGCTGCACTGTTCAGAAAAATCTATGACAATATGGCAGAATATGTCCAACCACAATCAATACCTCAGTTGGTTTTGATCCTTGCGGATTATCAATATAAGAACAGCTTCGTTGCTGATCATGAACTCAATATGGTTGCATGCTGTACTGAAATAATGGCAGGAGTACAATTCAAATGATGATGAAAGATTACGAAAAAACTGTAAATGAGATGAACAAGCAACTATACACAGCGTATGGTAAAATCGTAGAGTTGCAAGAACGCATCGATGAACTAAAACAAAGTAATACTAAACTTTGTCAAGAAGTTCGTGATTACCAAAAGCGAGGTGAAGAATAATGGAAGATTTAACTTGGATACTATGCCCTCACGGCAAAAGTAAAAACGTTGCACAGTGGGTTGTAGATAACTTTTCGGATAAGACTGCTACTCGTGCTGTCGATGTTTGGGTAAAGGCATCTCAACAAATCTTAGATGCGGAAGAAAATGCGTAACAAGTACTGGCGACTATGGGCTAAATCACTTGGCGAAAAGGTTGGTGCTACTGACAAAGAAGCTGATCATGTCGCACTGATACGAAGTGTAGTAGTCCTAGTCAACTT